AGTTGAGCGCGGGGATCAATGAGGCGGCCATGGCTCGGGCCTTCCTGGCCTGTGCCGGCTGCAAAGCGTTGTACGTCGTGCCGTGCTCGTGTTGCGAATGGCCCTGTCCGGCGTGTGGAAAGGTGAACCGTGGGCATCTTCAGCGGCATGATGTACCAGCAGATCACCCTCAAGCCATTCAGCGCTGAGGCTACCTCCGGCTGGCGTGGCGCGGCGGCCTTCGGCTCTTCGGTCACGTACACCTGCCGCGTTGAGATGAAGACACGGCATGTCGTCGCGTCGGACGGCCACGACAAGCTCTCGACAGGCCGTGTGATCCTGGAGGGCGATATCACGGTTGGTGTGCGCGACGAACTCACGCTACCTACGGGCATGACGCCACAGAAGCCCCCGATCCTGGATATCGCCAAGAACCCCGGCATCTTTGGTGGCCCGGGCGAGACCGTCATCTACTTCTGATGATCGAGCCCATCAAGATCGACGTGCGCCTCCTGACGCGCCGGCTCGATCCCGCGCGCGCGTACGCGAAGGTGCTCAAGGTCGTGAAGCGTTGGGCCTACAGCGAGGGCCTGGAGGTGATCGCCGCGGCGCTACCCGACGTGCCGGTGGACGTAGGCGCGTTGAAGAGTACCGGCTTCGCGGAGAGGCCCGTGATGGAGGGCGAGACGGTCATCGTTCGGCTCGGCTTTGGCGGCGTGGCTGGCCCGCCGTTCAACAAGGTCGTGGGTTATGCCTGGCACGTCCACGAACGGCTCGATGTCCGCCACCCACACGGCCACGCGAAGTACCTAGAGACACCCTGGGTGCTACGAAAGCCGATCGCGGTCGAGAACCTGGCCAAGATGCTGCGCGGGGTGGTGTGATGCTGACGAACGAGATCATCGCGCTTCTGGCCACGGGCGGGGCCGGCACCGCCGGCACCGACATCCTTGCCGGCAGCTTGCCGGAGGAGCCCGTAGCGTCCGTGGCGGTCAAGCAATACGGCGGCGGTAACGGCGAGTTCGTGTTCGGCGGCGACGGGCTCCGCATCCCAGTGCTGGAATCCCCCCGCTTCCAGACGCGCTGCCGCGACGCCTCCCAACTTGCCGCCTGGAACAAAGCCAGGTTGTGCCGGGACATCCTGCGCGGTTACGCGAGCGCGGTCTACGAGACGATCCGGCTGCTCGGCGACCTGTACGAGGAGGCCGAAACCAGCGGGGGGTACTTCGTTGTTTCCGCGAACTACGAAGCGGTGAAGGTCCCGACGTAGGTGAGCCGGGCCGTCTGACGAACTCGTTAGTGATGTGCATACTTAAGATCGGGTTCGGATGGTGAACGAGAGGGATCGAATGACGGTGTTGACGGCCCTGGCGGCTGCCGACGCTGCTCTCCAATCTGTGCAGGCATCGGTCCGCATGGCGAGCGCGCTGTTGGAGCCAACTCGCGAAGCGCCTTCCGCCGACGTGTGCCGCTTCTGTGGAAACAAGAACCTCAAGTCCTACGAATCCGGTGCCGGCCCGGGCTCCGTCTGCTTGGCCTGCAACCGCGACCAGCGCGAGGAGAAGTAAGCCATGCCGCGGCTTTTCAACAGTCGTATCCTGATGGGGAAGTACCAGATCACCTCGAAGGTCAACAAGGCGAACCTGTCGTACGACGTGGACGAGAAGGACGCGACGACCTGCGCCCAGCTCGGCTTCAGCGTCGTGTTCCCCGGCATGTCCAAAGTGGGCGCTGACATCGGCGGCCTGATGGACGTGGGCGTGCCCAACCCCGACAGCGGGGCTGGCGCACTACAGATCAACGTGGTTGCCGTCGCGGGCACGTTCACCCGCACCACCGGTAGCTTCCTCGTGGACGGCTTCGCGATTGGCCAGACGATCGTCACCTCCGGATTCGTGGACCCCGGCAACAACACTACCAAGGTGATCTCGACCGTCACGGCTACGGTCATCACGGTGACGAACGTCGCCGGCCTCGTGAACGAGACAGGGAACAACAACGAGCGCGTTATCGGCGACCTGATGGCCTACATGGAGTCAATCATCGCGGCCAACCTGGGCTCCGAGACGAATATGCCGATCACGTTGGCCCCGGCGGCGTCCAGGGCAGTCGGCTACGCCGAGGGAGACCCGGCCTGCTTCTGGCGCGCGCTCATCATGGGCGGCGCCCCGATCGAGGGTTCGATCGGCGACCTGCACTCGTTCTCGCTCAAGGTGCCGAGGGCGGCGGCGCGGCTCGTCTCGGGCCGCCAGATGCTGCCACTGACCGCGCTGTCCGGCGCTACGGGCAATGGCTCGTCCATCCAGCTTGGCGCGGTCAGCGCAACACAGAAAGTCTACGCGGCGCTTCATGTGTTCGGCGTGACGGGCGCGCCGTCCGGCATCGTTGTCAAAGTCCGTAGCGATGCGGACAACGCCTGGCCGGCGGGTGCCACAGACCGGCTTACGTCCGCGAGCTTCACCGCTCCCACGTCGGAGTGGTTGGAGCTTGCCGGACCGATCACCGATACGTACTGGCGCGTCGAGTACACGATTACAGGCGGCACGGCGCCGACCTTCACGGCCGCGGTGGCCGTGGGGATCGGTCCTGCCTAGCGGTCTGGTACGTGGGAAAAAACAGTGAAAACGCGTAGCGCAGCAACGCGGGGGGTCCCGCGGCCATCGCTGGCGGGACCGAAGTCGATCGGCGCGGCGGTTCGCGCCGCTTGGGTACGTAAACGAGCGGCCGAGCGCCGCACAAACACGGAGTAAAGCAAATGGCCAGGATCCTAAAGGACGTGTACTTTGCGTTCAACGCCGTCAACCTTTCGTCCTTCTGCAAGAACATCCAACTGAGCTACGAGGCCGACGAGAAGGACTCCACCACGATGACCAGCCCGGCGTCGCTGAGCTTCCCCGGCTTCAAGCGGTGGAGGATCACCGCGAAGCTGAACCAGAGCTTCGCGGCGGGTGAGGTCGATGTCTCGTTGTTCGCGCTCATCGGCGACGAGGTGGCGAAGGCCGTCGAGGTCCGCGTCACGTCGGCGGCAGTGGCCCCGACCAACCCGAAGTTCACGGGTACGGGCTACCTGCTGAAGTACCCCCCGATCGCCGGCTCGGTCGGCGACATTCACGAGACGGATATCGAGATCGGCCCGGCCAGCGACCTCACCCGCGCCACGGCGTAACGGCCGCGCGCGGCTAAACCAGACCGGCCCGGACAGCCTTTGGCCTCCGGGCCGGATATCGAGAGAGGAAGACATGGCGCAGACGATCAAGATGTTCGGTGGTCGGGATCGCGTGCTGAAATTCCGCCCGTCCACGGTGCGGGACTTCGAGTCCGTCACGGGCGGCAAGACGCTTTCCGAGGAGCTTCCGAAGCGCGGCATCACCACGCTCGCGGCGCTGCTCTGGAGTGGCCTGAAGTACGAGGACGGCCGGCTGTCGATCCTGAAGGTGATCGAGTACCTGGACGAGTACGTCGAGCAGCCCAACGCTGACCTGGACGAGATGTGGAACGTGGTCGCCGAGGAACTGATCGACAGCGGCGTCGCTGGTGCCCGAAAGAAGGTCGAGGGAAAAGCCTCGGCGTAGCCGAACTGAGCTATCGAGCGTCCCAGGCGGAAGCGCTCGGGCCGCTCGGGCTGACTCCATGGGAGTTCGCGCGGCTCGACTTCGAGGAGTTGGACGCGCTACGCGAGGGTCGAAATTGGCGCCGCCAGTGGACGCTCCGCTTGATCGCCTGGGCGTTGCACTGGATCGGTGCGTTCCAGTTGGGCGGCGACAAGACGCCCAATCTTCTCCAGATCGCAGAGACGGGGCCTGGCTTCGAGTGGCGCCCGGACTTCGACCGCGAGCGCCGCGAGGGGCCAGGCGCCTTCCAGCAAGAACGCAGGAAGCGAACGTAAGTGGCTGATCGAACCATCGAACGGCTGATCGTCGAACTCGGGGCCAACGCCGAGAAGTTCCGGCGGGAGTTCGCGAGCGCAGGCGAGAGCACGTCCGAGTTCGACAAGCTGGTACAGCTTCTCCGAGAGACGCTCAAAGACACCCAGGACGGCCTGGAACGGTTCTCGACCCAGGACGCTCAGGCCGAGATGGACAAGCTCGCAAAGTCCGTCGAAGACCTGGACGCCGCGCCGACCGAGCAACAGGTCAAAGAGCTTGGCGCACAAATCGAAGCTCTCACGAAGCATGGCGCGACCGTGCCGCCCGCGCTGCGCCAGATCCATGAAGAGTTTAGGAAGCTCCAGGAGGGTGCCGGCGAGTCGAGCGAGGCGTGGCGGCAGCTTTCGCAGGCGTTGCTCACCGGCCTCGGCATCAACGTCGCGCAGCGCGGCACCGACGCGCTCGTCAAGGCGCTGCGCTTCTTCCCCGCCGCCGCGGACAGGGCGTTTGATTCGGCACTCGCGCTTTCCGATAGCCTGACCAACCTCTCTGGCCGCACCGGGCAGTCGATCGAAGCACTGCAACGTTTCGGCTTTGCCGGCCTGGATGTGGGCGTCTCGATGGACGAGATCGCCACCGCAACCACGCGCCTCCAGCGCTCAATCACCGGCGGCTCTACCGAGGTGCGTACCTCGCTCGGTCAGCTTGGGTTGTCGCTGAAGGATGTGCGCAGCCTTGCGCCCGACAAACTGTTCTACGTTGTTATGGAGTCGCTTAACGGGGTCGGGGACTCGTCCCGGAAGACCGCGCTCGCGATGCAGTTGCTCGGTCGCGGCGGTGCCGCACTCCTCCCACTTGCCGACAATCTCCGCACGACGGCCGCCCGCGCGGACGAGCTGGGCGTCGTCTTGGGCGACAAGGCCGTCAAGGCGACGGACGACCTTGGCGACTCGATGACCAGGCTCCAGAAGGTCACGGAGGGTCTCGGGCGCAACATTGTCGCTGGTTTCACTACCAGCCCGCCGGTCAAGCAGGCGAT